GATCTTGCTGCACCATATCGTAGCAACAAAAGAGTCATTTCGTCTATAGTTGAAAAATTAACTACAGAATTATTCATAGCTATAATTGACGGTATAGGGAGGCCCATTGCTGCTGCTTCTTTAGCTAGAGAAAACACCCCTACCAATAATGCCACATCAGAAGAAGCAATACCTAAGTTAAAACCTTGGCCTGAATCCCAACCTGTTTGTTCTAAGGTTACCCACTCAGCATCAATTTGTTTTAACTTTTCTTGCTTTATTAGTTCTAGTGGCAAACTTTGTATTAATTGATTTATTTTTTCTAGTTGAATTTCATTAGGTTGCTCTTTGTATTGAACATCAATTGTTCCGTCAAAGTTTTTAGATACGCCTTCAATGTCAACTATCTTAGCAATCTCATTATGTAAGTACACCAACATTTTAACACCTCCAGTTTGCAGTTATTCCAGATTCAACACCAGCAAAATAATTAACAGTAGAAGCAGAATTTTGAAATTCGAGTGCGTATATTGTATGATTTCCTATTGCTGGATATCTGTTGGCAAAAGCATGATATGTTTCATTAGAAGCTTCATTTTGCACAGCAGTAGACTCGTATGCTGTAGTGCTATTGCCAGCAAGTGATGCTGACCATTCTGTATTAAAACCTAAAGCTAATTGTCTTTGTATACCAGATCCAGCAGAACCACATGTAGCCATAACAAAAATATTGTCTTCTTGAATACCATTTACAATCTCTATAGAATTTGCAGAATTATTACCAGCATATCTATATGTATTTGCAGTAGCATATGTCCACGAAGAAGCTGCGTACTGCTTAAACAGTCTGCAATTTACACGATTGTTATAATTCCAAATGTGTTTTTTTTCGCCATTATCATAACAAAATCCACCGCTAGTTCTTATTGTTCCTAAATACCTTCTTGTTAAAGCACCAGATTTTAAATACACCCCATTAGTTAAAACTAAAGCTGTAGCTCTTGCTGTATTAGAAGCCCAAGCTGCTGACTCCAAGGTTAAAGTTCCACCGTTTTTGTACATAAAAATATCTAAATTTTGAGCTCCAAGCGCACTAAGAGACAAGCTTATTTCTGTAAAAGAATATGTCGCCCAATTAGTCCCATCATAAAGACTTATCATATTACCAGCGTAAGGAGTGTAATACAAAACTGTATTAGTAAAGTTTGAAGTTGGAACAGGATTTCCTGAGCTAATTGTTAACCTGCCAGACGAAAAGGTGTTGCCAATTGAAACAGAAGGTTGGGCAGATAGCCATGCAGACCCGTTCCATATCCACGCTCTATTGTTATAAGAGTAGATCTGATTTGTTGCAGGGGATGCTGGAAAGTCAACTGGCATAAAGCTCCTTTAACAAAACAAAGAACCACTTGCTTGAAAATCAAAATATGTTGAAGCACCAGAAGATTCTGTGTTTTGTAATCCAGTTAGGTAATGAAACCCTAAATTAACTTGGCCTACTGAAGTTATTGTTCTTCTAGTAAAAGTAGCTGCCCTATCGTCTGATACGCAAGCTCCAAATTGAACTGTTGTAGAATCAAGTCCAAATAAGACATTTGCAGATGTACCGCCACAGGTTATAGGTGCTGTTGCATTAGCTAAGAATGTTTCTCCGCTTATACCCGTTATAAAATATAACCTAGTAACACTTACTCCATTGTTATACTCTCGTACACCCCCGTTATAAGAATGGCTAAGGGAGTAAACAAACCCATACATACCCCTTAAAACTTTATTATTGAAATTCCAAACTAGCCTGTTTGCTAGCGAGTCTGTTAACTGTGCAGAAGCATTGCTTCTTACTGTTCCTATATACCTTCTGGTAGTATCAGAACTTTTAACATACACACCATTAAGCAAAGTTAATGCGTGAGATCTAGTTGTATCGTTTGTCCAAGCAGCACTAAACTCTAAAGCAACACTTGAACCGCTGACATATGCAAAAACATCATAATTTGCATTAGCTACGCAACCTGCAGTTGTTAATGTTATTTCAGAAAAGGTATAAGCATTCCAGCTTGTTCCGTTATAAAGGCTAAGAATGTTTCCATTGTATGGAGTAAAATAAACAGCATTTTTAGCGGTTTGGTCTGTTGAAGAAACAGGAACACCGGACTCTAAAGTAAGCCTACCATTAGACTGTATAGCACCAGCACCAACACTAGGGCTTCCAGCTTCAACCCACTGTGAAGTGTTTCCGTCATTTATGTAAACTAACAACGCTGCATCGTCTGTGTCGTACCAATGATCTCCAACAGCAGGGCTTGAAGGTGCAGATGAACTAGCCGTGTAATTTACTCTGCTAGAATACGAAGGAGCAGATGTTCCATTGGATTGCAATACTTGCCCCGCTGTTCCAGCAGCAAGAAAGCTTGTTGCACCAGATGCTGTGTTGTAAGGAACTTGCCCTGCACCACCACCAGCAAGATTAGTTGCAGTTGTTGCAGAGGTAGCAGAAGTGGCAGATGTTGCGGTTGATGCGTTACCAGATAATGTTGCAGTGATTGTACCAGCAGAAAAGTTTCCAGAGGCATCTCTTTGAACAACAAAAGAAGCGGTGTTTGCACTCGCTGCGTTAATTCCGATTGTGCCAGTTCCAGTTATTGTTCCACCTGTGATTGGGGAAGTGGTTGCAATTGATGTAACTGTTCCAGAAGTCGAAGAAGTTCCCGCACCAATGGCAGTTCTAAAAGAAGCAGCATCTAAAGCGGTTACAGTATTATCTAAATTCAACCTTGGGAATGTTACCGCTGATGGATTAGTAAGCGTAAACAAATTACTACCAACAGTAGTTGCACCCAAGGAAGTTCTGCCAGTTGATGCAGTTAAACCAGTTGCACCACCACTCCATTGTTGCGTTTGTGTATAAGCAGTATCCCAAGTAGTTTGTTTTGCTGTTGTGGGTATTGCATATCCAGAAGTTAAAGAAAATACACCAGTAGTATTCGTATATGTCAATCCTGTTGCAGTTGAAGAAAGATCAGTTAGCTTAATACCACCTAAACCAGCAAGGGTATAAGTGGGAACATTTAATACTCCTGATGACAATGTGCTTGAACCACTACTACCAGTAACAGTTAAAGATGAAAATGTTGCTGCTGATGGAGTTGGTATATTTAATACATTGGAAACTAAAGTTGCTGCTCCGCTTCCTGTTGTTGTTAAGCTTGTAATTCTATTAGTGTAAGCTGTATCCCAGTTTGTTTGGGAACTTGTTGATGGTATTGCATATCCAGAAGTTAAAGAAAATACACCAGTACCTGAAGTGTAAGTTAACCCTGTTGCTGTTGATGATACAGACGATCTTGCCCTTGTGTCCGTGTAGTAAAGGTTTGTGTCTTCCGATATATTTTTAGTTGTACCAGCAACATTTGCCCATAATTTTGAAGTCGAATTATACTGAATAATATCGCTGTTTGCTACACTAGTAATTGACACATCATGTATTTCGTCTAATTCGTAACCATTTTGAATTTTTACAGTTACTACACCTTGAGTTGGATGGGCTCGTACTACTACACCAACATATACAAGATGGGTTGGGGCTGAAGGTTTTGTAGATGTCCATGTACCAGCAGTTGCTCCACTTAAGTATAGCTGAGTACCTTCTGTATACGCAGAAGTATCCATATCAATTAAACTTCCAGCTATAACTAAATAGCCATCACTATTGTTAGCTATATTAGCACGAACAACCCCAAAGGTTTGTGCTGAAGTAGCGTCACTAGTTGCTAAAGCTTTTGCAACAGTTGGCTTATTTCCAAGACCACCATTAATATAAACAATTGTTCCCTTAGTTAATGTTGCTCCAGTGTTGTTTCGCACTAAAGCAATTAAATCTTCAGCTTCAGATAGATTTGTTCCGATGTAAGCAACTGTAAAAGATGGATAAGTACCAGTCACAGAAATTGCATTGCCAGCAGTTAAAGAAACCGTTTGATCTGGTGAAGAATTAGTTACAGTAAAGTTTGGATATGTGCCAGTTACAGACACCCCAGTTCCAGAATTAAGCACTACAGTTTGATCTGGTGAAGAATTAGTTACAGTAAAGTTTGGGTATGTGCCAGTTACAGACACCCCAGTTCCAGAATTAAGCACTACAGTTTGATCTGGTGAAGAATTAGTTACAGTAAAGTTTGGGTATGTACCAGTCGCAGATATGCCAGTACCGCTAGTTATCTTTACGGTTTGATCTGGAGATGAGTTTGTAACTATCCCTGTTGTATTGTCGTAAGATATCCCAGTTCCAGCGGATACTGATTTTCTAGCATCTGAATCTGCATACTGAGTAATTGTGCTAGCAACAGTAAAATTTGGGTATGTGCCAGTCGCAGAAATCCCTGTTCCGCTGCTGATTTTTACGGTTTGATCAGGTGCAGAATTTGTAACCGTAAAATCTGGATAAGTTCCAGTCGCAGATATACCAGTCCCAGAGGTTAAAGTGACTGTTTTATCTGGCGCAGAGTTTGTGACTGTTACATTGCCAGTGCTTGAATTTACACTGACACCTGTTCCAGCAATAATAGACAACACAGAAGAAGACGATGAGGTTACATCGACTACAACGCCAGCTTGATTTTTTGTGTATACCTTGCCATCAGTCGAGTTTACTCCTAGCTCACCTACCCCTAGCTGTGACGCTGTAGGTACATAACCTGCGCCAGTAAACTTTTTAATTGATATTTTTGGCTGATGATTCAGATCCATTTTTTATACCATGGTCCAAAAAACTTTCATACCTGAGAAGGTCGAATTTACATAGACCTTAGAAACATCGTCAATCGGAATCGTCATGCTCTCGCCAGCGTACAGCTCAAACCCATCTGTAGCAGAAGTCGTTCCGGGAGTTACTGTAGAAGGGCCAATATAAACATTTTCTGAATTAGCATTGGCACTTTTAACAATAATACCCCTAGTTGTAGGAGTCGAGCTAGCAACCAAAGCTACAGCGGTATTAGCTGTTGTAGACTTACTGCCAGTCACAACTGCTGACGATACAGATTTAACTAAGTTGATTGGAAGTCCGGTAGTAAGGCTGACCAAAGTTACAGATCCATCTGGACCATAAGCAATTTTGTCAACTACATACTTAACTCCACCAACATCATCTGCACCTATCGTATCCCCGCCTTCGCCGGGATTGAGGATAACATTATCTGCCATTTTTGACAACCTTCTTTAATGAGGATCTTGTCTTGTGAATAAGATCTACTTTTTCTTTCTTAGAAAGAACTTGGCTACCCATGCGTTTTTCAGCATTTTCAAGCACGATGTCATCTGCGACATCTTTATTAAATCTTTCGGAAACTTTCTTAACTTTCCTAGAGATAGCTCCTTCAGCACCCCAACCATTCTCATCAATAACCTTAGCTGCATGTGCCCTGTCTGACACCCAAGCTTTAGGGTCTCCGGGAAAGTTTGCAAGACTGCTTAGGTATATCTTTCCTTTGGTGCTTATTCCAGCTTTCTTTGCATAGGACTGATAGTAATCGCCCATGTTTGGAGCACCTTCAAATTGATTGCCGTTGCAATGGCCATGAAGGAACTCTCTGTCCGTGCTTGCTCCGGGAGGAGTCCGTGAAGCAAGCATGTCAGCTAGTTTAGGAGAAACACCAGAGGAAATCATTTCGTCATAAAAACTTAGGCTCATCTTTATCTCCGTTAAATTAATTACCAACCATAAGGATCTTCAGGACTTATCATTCTATTTGGATTATCTGGACTAGGCGTACTTTGCATTTGTCCTCTTTGCTCTGCTAAAGATTGTTGATCTGGAACAGCATTCCTAATAAATCTTCCTGCATTTTCATATGATTGCTCTGATATATTTCCCACCTTGTTTGCTATGCCAGAAGCAGCTTCCATACCAAGTCCAGCCCAAGTCCTAGCTGCTTTTGCTGCAGGTGCTACTACTTCTGCTGCTGCTACTGCTGCTGCTTCTGCATTTATATCATCAAAAGTTTTACCAACAATGTTGTTTCCTAGACCTGAACCATAATCAAAAGCTTTAGTAGTATCACTTGCAGCATCAAGAGGAATCCCATCAAACATAGACAGGTCCATGTTATCAATAGTTTTAGATATATCACCTATAACACCTTTAGGAGAAGCACTATTTGGCAAAGCAGAGAAGTCTGTTATTCTGCCAATGTCTGGAGCTTGATTTGTCAGGCTAGCAAATGAACCCATAGTACCAGTGGCAGGATCTAACTTGCCTAAATCTTGAGAGTATGCAGATGCATCATTAAGATACTTAGCATAATCAAAAGAATTTTCAGGAGTCTTAAGCATTAAGTCCGTCATCATATCTGCGGTTGGACCAACTTTTAAACTTATAGGACTTCTTGGAATATTATCAGCCGAAAGTATGGGTTTAAAATATGCTGAACTTGATCCTATTTCGCTTCCTGTCCTTGAAGCTATATTCTCCATTGCATTAACACCAGCACTAGATACATCACCAAAACTTTTACTAGTTGACTCAAGCGTAGGGACAACAGATGGAGAAAGTTTGGAAGCAACTGTAACAGCATCAGGTACTACTTTAGAAGCTGCAGACATAATATCTGGGGCAGCTTTAGCTCCAAAACCCATTAATTTAGGAACAGCTTTTACACCAGCAATTCCAGTTTTTACAGCTGGAACTATACCTAAACTAAAATAACTTGTTGGATCTGTAGCCATATCAAAAAGTGCGTCACCAACACTAGGCAAAAGTTCTCCGCTTCCCGGAGCATTCATGCCACCATATGAAGGTGCATAAAGCTGTCTTGCATTAAGCTCTTTTTTTGGGTCAGTAATTTGAAAATAATCGGAAAATGGAATTATATTCCCAATAGCTTGTTCATCAGCTTGACCATAACCTGTCGCATAATTAAGGGCAGTGCTAATTAATCCACGAGCAAACCTTCCGGGTTTATCTAGTGTTTCGCCAGCATAGCCAAGTGCTTGCAATAATAAATTTTGCTCTTCAGGTTTCATGTATCACCTATGTTAAAATTTAAAATTAACTTTCTGGAGGCTTAGGTAGTGGTGGTGGATCTCCGGGAGCAACAGGCTGTTGTCCTAAAGCATTTATAAGCATTTCGTAAAGAACACTACTGTTAGGAAAATTTTGCATTTATAATATCCTTATGTAAGTCTTGTCATTCCAGCTAGTGTGTTTGTCTTAGGAGCAGCAACAGGCTTAGTTACTGGGTTTGCTGGTGATGTCCCCGGTACTTGGTACTTAAACTTATCTTGCATCTGATTTGCACCTATTGAACCTTTATCAATACCCTTCTGTACCGCTTGACCCATTCTTGTCATGCGATCTTGTACTGATGGAATTGGTGGCTCGGCTCCAGCTGGAGTCTTTGTTGGCAAGCCTCTATCAAAAAAACCACCAGTTCCAACGGGCCCTTTAATATAAACTGGGTTTTTCATTCCGTAAGGACTTAAGTATTGTGAATATTTCCAAGCATCGCTGCCATCACCCTTATCTACATATCCGGGTGTTGGCCCATACTGGCCCATGCCCGGATGGCCACCATATGCAGCCCATGCATCATTAAACATTTTTGTACCTTGATCAAGACTTCTTTTATTTCCCTCAGCTAGTTGAGTAGCTAATCGCTCACCAGCATTTGGCGCAGGAGATCCGTCAGCATAAGTGTCTTTACCATTCATTGAATAAGTAAAAGATTTGTTTACTGTCCCATCTGGGTTAAAACCTTTTTTAAGACTATCATACCATGCTTGATTTGGCATTGTAAAACTCCTTATACATAATTGTAAGAATTAACTGGCGCATCCATAGGCGTTTTTTTATTAGTAACAACAGGAATCATTCGGCCTTGACTATCAGGAGCAAATTGCCCACCCTTAGCTCGGTGAGCATTCTCAGCATCAATTAAACTTTGGCTGCGCTCATTATTGGCTGTTCCAGAAATTGGAATCATTTTGCCTCCCGGTGTAGTAGCAAATTTACCACCACCAGCTGCATGCTTATCGTTAATAGCTTTTTCGGATGGAGATATAGTGTTATCATCGTAGACAGGGATCATTGGACCACCCGGATAAGCAGGAGCAAATTTGCCACCAGCATCTTTAAACTTCTGATTACGCTCATTTAATTCTGGAGAATAATTATTATATTCCCCAAGAACTGGAATCATGGTCCCACTTAAACCCATTGCAAATTTGCCACCTCTTGCTCTATGAGCTGCTTCTACTTCAGCTTGAGTCAATTGCCTTTCTCTAGGCGCTATCATTCGTTCAAATTCTGCGTCAGTCATATTTTTATATTGCGCTCGGTTAGCTGCTTTTTCGTATGCACTTATTGCTGCCGAAGCTTCAGCCATGTTTGTCTGAGCATTTGCATTCTCCCAATACCAATTTGCTTTTGCTGCTAAATCCCTAAGGCTTCCGGGTTTATCATCAGGACCAGCTTTTTCCCACCCTTCAGGTAACCCCGGCATCCGAATATTAGTAAGTTTTTCGTCACCTTTAAAAATTCTATTTGGTGACCAATAGGGTGCAGGTCCAGTATTCTCAGGAAGCCTCATATCAAAACCACGATCTTTAAGCCTACCGGGGAACTTAATATCTAACCATTTTTCATAGCCTTCAGGATCAGCCTTTCTTGCTTCTAAAAATTTCTTTTGTCGTTCAGCTTCTTTATCTTGATATTCTGTCATCATTTTGTATCTTGTTGGAGTTGAATTAAACTCCATAGTAACAGGCTTTCCAGCTTTTCCAGCTGCTTCTTTTGCTTTCATAATTCTTTGATATTCAATTTCCGCAGGGTCGTTTGGATCAATTGTGCTGTAATCTGGCTTTGCAATAGGATTGTAAAAATAAGGATCATCATTGTTTACTAAAGGGCTTGGAGCTTGCCCTTGCTGTGGCGAACCTAATGGCTTATTAGTTCCTACTGGTTTAGGTGCTTGCCCCGGAACTTGATAAGGAATAGTGTTTGCTTGTTGTCGTGATTTTACTTGACCTTGCTGCATAGGTCTATTAAACAATTTGTCTCGTATAGACTTCTTAGTCACACCAGTACCTTTAGCTGGACTTGCCCCAGACATTCGCTGCGCTACAGTTGGTATTTCGTTACTAGCCATTTCAAACTCCTTATGTAAGTCTTGTCATTCCAGCTAGTGTGTTTGTCTTAGGAGCAGCAACAGGCTTAGTTACTGGGTTTGCTGGTGATGTCCCCGGTACTTGGTACTTAAACTTATCTTGCATCTGATTCGCACCTATTGAACCTTTGTCAATACCCTTCTGTACCGCTTCACCCATTCTTGTCATGCGTTCTTGTACGGTTGGAATCGGCAACGGTGCTCCTCCGGGCGTTGTTGTTGGTTTTGCAATAGGTTTGTCATAATAAAGACTTTGCATCCAAGCTCCACCCTCAGGACTATATCTACCTCCGGGTTTAGTTATGTCACCATGAGTAAAACTGCTGTTATAAAGAGTATCTATCATTACGGGATTTTTCATACCTTCTGGACTAAGCTTAGGATTCATTTTCCAAGCATCACTTCCATCTGGATTTGGCGCAGTAAGTGGGTTACCACCATATGCAGCCCATGCAGCTTTATCTCTAGCAACATATTGATCTATTTGCTCATACTCTTTTCTTTTTCTAGCAGTAAATTCACGCAGATTATCTCTAGCAGCTTGACTCATAGTCGAAAATTCATTGTCTATATCATTAGTTTTCCAGTTATAAACTTTTTTTGGACCTGCATATGTATTTATTCCATTAGCTAAAGCCCATTGCTCGCCGGGATCTAATTTTTGAAATTCACTTGCCATTTTTAAACTCCTTGTGGTGGCATTGGTGGCATCATTTCGGGAGGCATGCCTTCAGGTGGCATACCTTCTGGGGGCATCATTCCGGGAGGCATCATTCCGGGAGGCGGGGGAGGCGGGGGCACAACCAAATACTTTGTAATATCAAGGTCTAAAGTTTTAGCCCAATCCTGAAGAAGTGCATTGACTGCAGTAAAATCTCCAGTATTTTGTGCAAAGGTGGACAAGCTAGGCAATATATTCTGCATAGCAAGACCCATGTTATCTGCGTCACGCTGCTTGTTTGGCTTCATAGAACTGCCAGCAGCAACTCTGTATTCAAGGTTGTGCAAGATGTCATTCGGATCACTGGATACTATGAGTTGATCCCAGAGGAACGCAATAGGTTTTCCAACAACATTAACCACATCGTTACCAGTAAGATGCCAACGAACAGCAAGAGCTTCCTTCTTTGCTATATCCGTCATTGCGTCTTCAACTTTGTTCGCCATGTCATCAGGACGGATTTTGGTTTGTTCCGTTTTACTCTGAGCTTCCGTGGCAGAACGGTATGATGCAGCCGATTCGCCATAAACCAACTCCGTGAGCCCTACACGCTTTTCAAAGTTTCTCTCAACGGCAGATAGAACTTGCCAGATGTCCGAATTAAATGGAGGATGCTGAAGGAATTGTACTACATCGCTAACAGTACCATGAGTTTCATCTATTTCTAAAAGCTCATAGTCAGTACCGTGAAGAATTGTAGACTTAATTTCTTCGCCAACTGATTTTTTAATTGCAAGAAAATCCCTGCACGAAACTCTAATTTTTCCAGCAATAAATGAGTACACCCAGTTAATAAACTTAAGCTCACCAAGACCGGGTTTAAGATGCGACATAGGCCAAACTTTTCTTGGCCTTTCATGGAAGATAATTGGAGTCATTGGCCAACTATCATCAGCCCAAAATGGGGTATCCCATTCTAGCCTTCGCTTAATTTCTGCGTCATCCCCTCCGTTTTGAATATCAGGAGGAAGATTTAGCGGGTAATCTACTTTATCGCATACAGCAAGATAAGCGTAATCGCCGTACTCTTCTAGCGGTTCAAGATTTTCTTTTGGAACACCAGACAAACGCCCACCAACTCCAACCTTGGAGTAGACTTTCCAATAGACAAGAAGGTCATTTGTTTTACCTTGCTTGCGCTTGTAATCTCCAGCAGTGCCTTCTCCCATGAGATTTCCTTGCTGGTTATATGATTCAAGATGACCAGACAAAGTACCAGCAACTAAACCAAAATCTCGCTCTACTTGCCACACAGGATCAACACAGCGTTTAGCTATCCATCCCGCTTCAGCAATTGTTTCCATATCAGGATCAATAACCAGATTATCTACAGTGTCGTAGAAGCTACCAATAAATTTCTTTCCTGTTCCGGGAGATACATAGGGTCTTGTCCAGAGTACGCCCATGCCTTTAATTAACGCTTCATCAATCGCTCGTCTTGAATGATCTTTAAGGTTAAGCGCATCAGGTGTAAAGTTTAAATATTGCTCAAGTAAAAGTGCTCTAGCTCCATCAAGCTTTGTTTGCTTAACATTTAAATCTTGAAGCATATCAAACATTGGCCCAAATTGTTGTGGATTAAAAGGAGCAAATGCACCTTCTGGAATATCCATAACAACTCTTGGATTTACTTTCCGATTTGGATTTCTTGAGTAAAGTGCTGGCCCAAAGAGCTGGACCATTTCTGCAACTTTATTAACTGTCATGGCAAAGGTAGGTCTAGGGAAATCGTCTGCGCTTCCAGTAAAAGAAAGCCCTCCCCCTCCACCCTTTTTAAGACCATACATAAAATCGTATGGACCATCAAAGAACTGCATGCAAGTTTCGGCATCCTTACCAAATTCATCCTGCTTAAAATCATAAGCAAGCTGAATTTTTTTCAACCATGCAGTAACTATAGGGGCTAAGAGGGAGTCTTCTTTCATTTATTATTTCGCAACAGCAAATGCGCCTTTTTGTTTTTGTTGTTGTTCAGTTATTCGCATAACCAAAGTCCAAGCTCCAGCTTCTCTGGCTTCAGGTATTTGTGTAGTAGGATCATCTAAATGTCTTACTCCATCCATACACCGAATGGTTACGCTATCTTTTTCAAACACGCTGCAAGCAATAGTTTCTGCTCCAACATGAGTAACAACCGCTGGCCTTGGCGCAGTAGTCCTATCCGCTGCATGATACCAAAGCACCATATCACCAACAAAAATATTAGGCATAACAAACGAGGGCATATCATTCTCCTTGAGCAATTTCTAGGGGCTTCACTGATTTAAGCCATCCGTCAAGATCAAACTTTTCTTCAGGCTCAATAACAGTGTTATAAAGTACCATAATCGCAGCTTCCCACGCAACTAAAGATTTCTCATTTGGCTCACTATTACAAAGTTTTGCGATCTGGGAGGCTAAATCTTTTACCTTGCCATCTGGGTTGTTTAGTGCCCATTCGCCTATTGCTGTCCAAGAATTTTCATCAAGTTCTTCGTTTTTAGGCGCATAATCTAAAAACTGGCAAGCATCTTTAAAGCCTTCTTTGGCAATAGCTCCAATAATCATTGCGGAAGATCCACTCATAATCACACCTTTTCTTTACCGGGGCCAAGATTAATCATGCCCAAGCCCCCGTTTTGCTTGTTCATGCGCCTGACTTTCGCTTTCAAGGCTTTCAACACAGTATCATCTTTTCTTTCCATAGTGTGCCTTTGCACATATTTTAAATTACTCATGGCCATGTATCTAAAACAAGCCATAGCGTGAACCCTGCCCCTATCTTCTGGCTTATCAGTAACATAACCTCTAGGTTCTTTCTTGTATCTGTATCTTTCTATCTCCCACATAAAGTTAGGACATTGCGGAAATACTTTTAATTTAATTGACCCGTCTTCTCTAACTTTTAGAAATGATCTTGCAGCTTCAATACCGCCCTGCACATCATCTGAGCCCCATTGAAAACCGCTGCCAGTAGAAGCAGAATAAACTTTGTATTTACGCAACGCTCTTGAATACTGTTGCTCAACATTTAAACCACTACCAATGTCAGATATTCTTCCACCATGCATATCTATTACAAACTTTTCAAACTGCTGACCTACGGATTTTTGAGCCATTCTTTGGCCAAACTGTTCAGCATCACAGTTGTAAATATAAAGCTCATCATATAGATAAATAGTATTCCCAAGCATAGATGGAGGAATAGCAAAAAACAAAACGCAGCAAACCTGCCTACCGGGGTCAACAACAGCATACCTAGTCCACTCATTAGGTATCTGAAAAAACTCGACTCCATGCATTGCTTTTGAAAACTCTGGAAATACCCTAAGACTATTGATTGCAAACTCGCCAGATATCCTAACTTTCCGTTCGTCTTCTGACATTCCTTCTGCAAATTCTTTTTTCTCTTTGTCACCGATGTGTGGGTTGTCATCCAAAATAATAACAAACTCGTCCACGGTTCTTTCATCTGGGGCATCTGGGTGCTTCTCTCTTTCTGTCAAAGCTCGTTCATGCAATTCAAGAAGTTTTTCTGTTCCGGTTTGTGGCGTAGCAGACCAAAATCCGCAGCCTTTACGATCCAAGATACGAGCACTTAACTCTGGATGCCAATCAGGATCTACAATTTCCTCATCAAGCCAGAAGATATCAATATCGCTACCTTGAGGTGGCTTACCTTCTGAGGAATAAAAGCTTATTTCCCACCCGTTGTTTAGCACAACAAGTTTAGGAATATTCTTGGCCTTGTTTTCCCATGCTATCTTTTTGATTAGCCTTTTAGGAATTAGCGGAGGAGATGGCTTAGTAAGGTGAAACCGATCAAGGTCTGACTTTTCCCAAGGTTTGTAAGTTCTCCATTGTTTGGTTTTTAAATCCCTTATAATCCTGAAAGCACCAGCTCTACCTAGCTTTCGCCACATTACATTACCAATATGATCAAGATTTCTACCTACGCAAAAAGCTCTGCCACCTTCTATGGGATACTTTAAAAAAGGATCTACACCGCAAACAGCTCTAGACAATTCGACAGCTGCCACTGTAGTTTTACCTGATCGGTTTCCACCACGGACTAATCGGTGGGTGGCTTTAGACGAATGAAATGCTTGCTGGATTCCGGTAGGCTCATAGATCTTAAGAGCTTCCATCTTGCGTCTGGCAGCTTCGCCAAGAAGTTTCTTAAACCTAATACTGTCTCTTTGCCCAAGTTCAGAATAATCAAAAGTTTCTTTGCTTCTATCTTTAGAAGTTACTTGCTCGACCTTCTGTTCAATCGGTGGGTTTAAATCAAAGTGTTTTTTAACGACAGCATCAAATTGTTTTTTAGCTACTTTAGGTTTTCGGCTTTGATCTAAGAGATGTGCAACAACAATTTTCTGAACAACATCGAGAGCCATGTCTTCTGACAGTTTATTGTCAGTCAGATTCAGCTCATCAATCAGGTTCTTTACTGATTGGAGGGTTAGTATCCCGTCTGGAAAATTCTCCTGCGAGCTCAGACCCGATGTCTTCCACCACCGCAGCGAGTTCATCACTGACTTTTCCAGCTGCGTCAGCTCTCTCTTTGGTTCTTGATCTTCCATCTGACTTCTCCTTGATTTGATTTACAACGCCGTCAATCTCTCTGTCAAGGTCTTCGTCAGTCATAAGACCAGTGTCATCTGGCTTTTCGTCAGACTCAGAAGCAAACTTCCAAACTCTAGTAATGATATCTAATATTCTTTGTCGAACCAGAGATCCTTCACCAGCAGCAATCCATTCTTCAAAAAGCATCTCTGCTAATTTAGAAGGACCACCAACTACCCTTACGAAATTCTCAGCAAGCTCAGAAAGATGCGGTAGCTTCTTTCCGTCTTTCAGGTTACTGCGTAAGTTAGCTTCTGTTTTGTTTGAAGATGGAGGCATTTCTATCCTATGTAAAAAGTAAGGGTGCAACAAAAGCTACACCCTTACTAATCCATTCACTTAGGCATTGCCCAAGTGTCTAAGCGAAGGCTTATCTGCCAATGAAAGCAGTAATATCGCCAGTGCTAGAAGTAGCAGCACCGGAGCAAGCCCTGCCTACTACAAACCCACCGGAAGGAAGGACATTGGTTACAGCTTTATTAACTAATGCACTGAGTACATCGTTAGCTGCAATCGTTACTGTCCAACCACCAGAAGCGGGGGAAATAAGCGCAGGACCGCCAACAACTACATAGAACAAGTCACCAACTGGAACACCAGCTGCAGGGAGTTGTTCATCTACTGGGTAACCAACACCACCAGCTGTAACTGTTCCGGTAGCTTTAGTACCGTAGGTTCCAGCAGTAGTGGAAGTGGTAAATCCAGTGATAGTCTTTGGAAGAATAGCAGCAGATCCACCGTTACGAACTACTCGACACCTGACCTTGTGGCCAGAGCGAGCAATTTTGGTAGAACCAATGGTTGCTGTAACCAAGTCTTCAAATTCAAACTCTTGTCCTTCAAGGTTTGCGCCACCAAGATCGTTAGCGTCAATTGTAGCACCGCCGTAAAAGGTAGTACCACGCTCGAAGGGAGGGTTTTCATTTCTAGCCATTATCAATTTCTCCTAAGTAAAAAAGTTCCTAATGAATGTTAAGTAAGTGCTACAAATTTAGCTTGGTAGCGTGGATTACATCTCATGTTACCGAAGAAGTCGATTGAGAATCTTTCGGTATAGCTAGCAAGGTCGAAGTCAGGAACTTCAGGAACAAACAGTTGTGACTGTAAGCTTCTCAATTCCAGCTCATCAACATTAAGACCGTAGCCAACACCATCAGGAATCCCGTACTCAGAAGTAATGTCAACACCATCAACATTGACGGAGTCTTCAAAACCAAGAGCGTAAAGACCACCCTTCTTGTCACCACGAACAACCGTCAAGCGTTCCTTGACAGCTTGTTGTTCGAGTACAAGTCGATACATTTCTGATTCCAAGATAATCATGTCAAGCATACCACGCTTAGACTTGTTCTTGTGACTCTTAGTAATCGCATAGCGAATAGCTTGAGTACAAGTGTTAGCCCAAGTGTAAGTGCCTCCAGATGGAATGGTCCATGCAGTGTCGGTATAATCGACAACTAAAGGAGACCAGAAGGAATACTCAACATCGCCTGTGCCGTCTGGCCAAGCAGTGTTAGAGCTAGAATCCTTAGACCAGCTACCACCATAGTTTCCTAGGTTAGTAAGTAGTCCAGCATAAGTGTCAGAAGGTAGACCTACAAACCCGTGTGGGCTAGGTCCAGATGTTCCGAACCACGACTCTAAACCGTGGATGCGTCCAGTACCACCAGCAGCATTACCATCAGCATAGATTTCGTCACCAAAAGAGTCTTCAATTTCAAAGACCATTGAGTTAACGATGTCAGATGCCAACTTAATAATGCCTTCGGCAGTGCCTTGATTTTTGAGCTTTTCAAATTTACCAAGTGCATCTGTCACAGCATAACCACGCCAATCAAGTTGGGCGGTCTTGTAACGGTTAACTTTGCTAAAAGTCAAAGTGTCGCCGTCAGTGATAGTACGCAAAGGTGATTTTTTGTATTTCACCTTCCAGTCCATTAGATCACCAGAGTTGTTGAAAGTCACACGACCACGATCTTGCAACATAGCAAGAATCTTGCGGTTACGCATGATGTTATCTTCAACATCTTTGATATACTGATGGATCGTTGTGTTTAAAATTCTTTGCCATTCAGCCATAACAATAAACCCTTATATTCTCCGGTATTACCCGTGGGGCGGGAAATTAAAAACATTATCGTGAACGATTAAAACTACCCTCAGAAACCCCATTGGCTTCTAATGACTGACGCATTCTCTGCGCCAAATTCAAGGCTTTGTTTTTCACTGCGCCACTGCTTGATAAAGCAGCTGCGTCCGAATTGCCGATCCTAGACAAAGCATTACCTTGTCTCGCTGGAGCCTGTTGAACAAACTGCTGCTTCTGCTGTTCGCCCTGTTGGCGTTGAGCAGCTTGTTGAGCAGCCTGTTGTTGAGCAGCTTGCTGTTGCATCATAGATTGATGATAGTAATCTCGATACTGTGCATTCTGCTGTGCTTCTCGTTGAGCTTGATGCTTCAGGTAATCACGCTGAACCATAGATGCAGCATACGATGCTCGTTGGTTCTCGTTACTTATTCCTGTTGCTGCAGCTTGTTGAACATAGTGAGCAAAAGCTTTACCGTAAGGAGCTAGAGCTGGCTTCCCAGTTGCTCGATCATAGACAAGCTTGCCCTGCTGATCCCGTTGGTGTAGCCAGCTACTGTTTTGTGTAATGTAATCTTTAGCAAAGGTTTGAACCTGTTGCTGATTATCTCGCTCGCCAAGAATCTTTTCAATTAATCCTTTAGCAACTTCTTCGATACCGGGCTTAATCGCCCCTACTGGATCAAATGCAAATTGCTCTAGGAATTTATCTCTGTGCTCAATAGCACTAGAGTATTTATTAATTAAGTCAGGAGGAGCACCGGGCAAAGTAGTAAGGTTTCCATTGGAATCTCTTACAACCTTAGATCTCCATTCGGGATCAAACTCTGGAGCTTTCCACCAAGACTCTTGAGCAGGTGCAGCTTTAGCAGCTTCTGCAGCTTGTTTTTCTTTTAGCCAGTTATTAAAGTCGCCAGCATGTTGCAGATACTGATTACCATACTGAGCCATTTGCTGTAGCTGCTGAGACTGTTGCGCTTTTGCAACTAAATCTCGAATAGCTTCAGCATCATTTGTGTATCCCTGAGCATCATATCCGTATCGAGCAATAGCTTCACGGACTGTGTACTGCTGTTGCTGAGGTGTTTGCGGTTGTTGTGGTGGAGCATTCACCGAAGCAGGGCTAGTGCCGTATCCGTTAGGAACACCATTGCGCTGATTAGGAGCTGCCACAAATTGTTGCGGACTTGATTGCCCACCTTGACCACCTGAAGTTTCAGGGGAAGACGAACCAGTAAACTCACCACCGCTTGATTGCGGTTCGGATGGCATACCAGAAGATTCTGGTACTGAACTGGATTCTGACTGACCAATAGTTTCTGGGTCCATGTTTTTCCTTTTGACTACAACTAATTTGTAGTAACTTAAATATGATTGGTTCCAAATAAAAAGTCAAATAAAAAAACCCCCAGTTTTACCTGAGGGTTCTTTTTTATCAGAAAGGAAGGTCTTCGTCATCACGACTTGGAGCCTTCTTTGGTGGCACAATCTCAAACTCGGCATCTATCTCTTCACCATCCTCTACTAGATTAGCCCCTTCTAGTATCTTAGATGCGTCAACATCACCATCTTCAGCAAATAAACGCTTTAAAAGCAGCCTTTGCAGGGTCCCAATACGCTCGTTTATAAGCTTCATTTCCTTCAAAATAGCCCCCATTTGGTCACTATTTCCACCACTTTGACCCCCTGTTTGACCCCTTTTATCGGTCTCAATCTTGTGGCCAGCAGCTCTAGCGAACCAATTCAGAATAAATTCTGGATACCACTCATCTTTTTTCTGGCGATCTGGTTCTTTTTCCAACCAATCCACCATCTTATTGATCTGAACATCGACATTTACAGTAGGAAACTTCTTCGCTGCCTCTCGCAATACGGGTTGTGGTATGGTGTATGTACCATGCAACCTCCCGTTTCGTGATGGCAACTTGTATTCTTTAACTTCTGACATAACTAACACTCCTCAACGCTAGGAAAACGATGCTTCATGCAGGTGTTCTTCCGTAGAACGCCCGTTTGTTATAGCATCATATGAAAAATCGTTCTGAACAACAGGCATATCATCAAAAGAGTTGGTGCGCTTAATCAAGTATGGGTACAAAGGCTTCAAATTCTGGGTGGTTGTACACCCTGCCCCTATACCTTTCGCACCTTTCAGGAAGATCTGCTTCCTTTTCTCTTCATCCAGAGCTTTAAACTCCTCAATCGTCAATCCAATCATGGATAAGCTGTAGCTTAGGTCACATTCGTACCTTCTTTGCATTTCTCGCTTCCATCCGGGGAAGGTTTGCTGATATACCTCAATTTGTAAAATGAATCGCTTGGAGTTTGCTGCATTAAGCAGCTTATCCCTACCGATTGCACAGTGACAGGTGCATAAAGCTGTAACGCCATTCAAAACTAGCACATCTCCGTTGGATTTCTTGCGAATACTCTTAGGATGGGGTACTGGTACATACCCTTCGCACTGGCAATCACTGCACTGGAACCTTCCAGACTGGATTTCTACCTTGATTTCTTCTTCTTTTGAGCGTTCTAGCTGAATGATGTCAACAATTGTTATTAATATATTCGGATCGAACTCAATTTTATTTCCAGAATTATTAAATAATATTTTCTGCGTAGCTTTAGTCACCTCTTTAGCGGTATAAACCAAGGCTTCAAAGTCAGCAACCATTCGCCTTAAGGCAATTATCTGATCTTTGGTGTTCCATTTGGTTCTGGCAACAATCCAATTAACCCATTGACCGAAGTCATCTATGTTTTCTGCTGGAATAATAACTCACCCCTTTCGTGGATAAGATGTGTGACGGATAAACTTACTATAACTTATAACTAAAGCAATAGAATGTTGATTTTTTTTAAACAAAAGGAGAAGTCGTGCGTAAAATATTGTTCGTAAACTGGCTAGAAGAAATGAAACTAATGAACTCGCTTAGGTGTAGGCTAGTTTCAGAAAACATCAATGCATCTAACACGGTTGTAGTAGCTGTATCCACCGATTATTCCTCAGTCATCGGCCAATACCTTAGGCATCAGCTATCTCACGATGGGGAAATCTGTGCAGGGTTTGGTGTTGATGTGCCTTACCCTGATCAAGAGTTTGATGATGATTTTATTAACGCTTTCCTAGCTGTCTTCTACCTTAACCTAATACATATTAAAGACAAAAAGATCCTTTTAGTAGAGGCAGGTGTCATTCGAGGTGGTAATTACACTAAAATCGTTGAGCTAATCAAAGAAAACCTTAAGCTAACCAACGAGATCCTAACACTTACCATGTTTGAAAACTACGGAAGTAAGTTTAAGTCTGACTTTGTAGGCAGATACTACGATGATCTAACAGAAGACCTCACCTTTTGGTGGGAAAAGCCTAATAACCACTGGCCAACCTAAATTGTTTTCTGCTGTTTTTGAACACCTAAGTGCCTTTCAAGATCAGACTCTAATCCAGACACCCAACCGTTTGGATCTTCAGAATCTTCGAGCTTGCCGTAGTGGTAGATGTAATCAATTTCCACATCGTTGTAAGAATTAAATTTAGGGTCAATCATAAACTTATTGGCTCGTTCGGACAGCTTAAAAACTGGCTCTGATTTATCCCTAGTGTCACTTAAGATCTCATACTTAAGAGCTATCGGACTAACTTTTAGCCGTATAATCTCAAAGATTGTGCCAATGTTCGCTTTAAAAAAGTGTTGCCGATTGTATAAACCATAACCCTTGTATTGATTTACAAACAACCAACAAAGTTTGGCTGCGTATTCTTTTAATTCCTCGTACCTTTCATCCCCAGAACCAAGCGATTTGTATATCTCAGGGCATTGCTCTTGGAAAGACTTTTTAAATGAGACCACACCATTTTGTGGTAATGCGAAGCATGAAGATTTTTGACCACTCTTGGCTGACACTAAGCTTTCAGAATCGCTCTGATTGACAGAAGGGGTTTGTTTTTCATAGATGATATTGAAGATAGGGTGAGAGGGATTAAAAGGGGTGAAGGGTGTGGGTGATAGAGGTGTGGAGTGAGGGGGTGTATAGAGAGGGGTTGTAGGGGAGAGAAAAGAGGGGGAGAGAGGAGTAGGAGAAAGAGGGTGCAGGGACAGGGGATTAAAGGGAGAGAGGGATTTTATGGTTTCTAGCGTTTTTGAGCGTTTATCTTGCGTCAAATGCTCTTCGTCTGGGTCAAAATTAGCTGGTGGCTTTGGCTTAATTTGCTTAGTAATCTTCAGGATTTGCACTGCGCCAGCTCCAGCGATAGTCAGTTTTTTCATCCATTTCACCGCAACCATCGCATCGCAAAATCCCGGAATGCCTACCGCATCATCGATCTCCTGCCAGCTCATTCCAAGAATCCATTCGTTTTGGTGAGCTTCTGCCTCAACTGCAAGAGCCCAAAGCAAGAAGATGGCTCCTAAAGCCTCTGTAGTGGGTCTATTTAGCGATATTACTAACGATTTGAGTTCTGGGTCATCTAGCAGATAGATCGTTAAAAATTCAGGTGGTTTTGGGATTCTCTTCGCCATGGTATTTTGTGCCTTTCTTGACAACAAACAACGCTTTGTCCAAACGGGATCGATGATCTTAGCTACTTTTTTTGCAAGATCAAATGCTTTCCTATTGTTTTTTTAAAATACTCGCCTATGATGCCTATGTACGACTGTCCAAACCATGGTCGCACTCCTTTCGAGGGCCGGAGCTACCAACGCTAGTTCCGGTCTTTTTTTATGCACTTTTTGCGCTCCAGCGCAGATGACATGTCCCGAATGCCAAACTGGAAAATAGCCAAAAATTATGGTTGATGACCGTAACTACCTAATGGGGTCCACACGGGGGCCTACGGGCCTCTTGCCTAGTCCCCCTATTCCCTGCAATTCCTAGGTATCCGCATACCACCTATATCGTTATGGTTCCAATACTGAGACAATAGGACAAGTTTATCTTTATGTGGTTATATGGTAGCATAACAGCCTTAAGCTTTGTCCTATTCTTGCACCGTCAATAGATCTTTTTGGCTACTGTCAAAAACTTTTTTGGTATCAAAATACACTATAAAAATAGGCTTTTAAAAACATTCTAGTTTTTTTCTTGCGACAGTAGTCAAGCATATGGTACAAATACTTCTCGGTTATTGGTTTTGTTTCAAGTCGATAACCGAACGGCATTTACTCTAGCTAGAGTAAACGACCGGGGCCGGGAGATCTTTTACAACTTAGGTTGAATGCGGTAAAATACCTCGAAAGGGTTTTTACTATGGTTAAGTCTATTTCTGCTATTGTGTCTAATTTCGCTAAATTGAATGAGAAATCAGAAGTAATTATATCAAAACAATTACAAAGGGTTTCACATGGGTTTATTGAAATGAGTATCTGTTTAGTCGACAGAATCGAGCAAACACTTAGAGAAGATGAGTTATTAGCCGATACAAGAAAACAGTATAACGATGCCTTATTAGCTGCAATGCTTAAAGGTTCGAATTATGGGTTTTCTAATGTTTTAAAAATTGGCAATATTGCCAAAAAGAACAAAGAATGGTTATTAGGGTTTAATTCTTTAAGCGCTCTTTGTGTCGCATTAGCTGCTTTTACCAGTGTCCCGTCTTGTAAGGGAATTGCAGCACTAGAAATAATGCCAGTCGACAAACATAAGACGGTTGACGGTATGGTCAAAGAGATTAACAATACCTTAGCAGTCGATCAAATAAGGGATACCATTAACACGGCTAAGGGTATTCCAAACAAGGAAAAAACAAAGGATGAATCGGCCCCTAAAAAGGATGAATCAACCCTTGCAAAACCTAATGAATCGGCCCCGGTCCATACTGCTAAGGAAACAACTGCTTTATCGATGGCAACGGTTATAGCCGTTAAAAAGCATGATAAAGATTTCTTGTTAGCCTTTGTTAGGCAAATTTTTAATGCTAAGGCCGATAAAGAATTTTTAGCTGCAGTCGATGAAGTTAAAATGAGTAACCGTATACCTATGGGTAATTAGGGTTATTTAAAATTGTTTTGTGTTTTTTATTGTGTATTTTGTGTTTTTTAATTACATACCGCATTCTACCTAGGTTACCCCCCTATGCGTTGTAGGGGGGTATTTTTTTTGCCTTGTTTTTTCCAGTTTTACTCTAGCTAGAGTAAACGGCCACTTTAAAAAGCTTCTGTCAACCGCCACTATTGACACTAGACAACCATTGTGTTACAATACTAATCGGTTGGTGATATGGTTTGAATTTCATATGGTTACAGCGTTGGTAACCGCCACTATCACTAACCCAGTTTTACTCTACCTAGAGTAAATGGAAAAGGAGTTCCCATGTTGGTCTTAACCGTATCCGATAGTAACTGTTTAGAAATCACCCATGGGGGCGAGAAACTTGTCATCTTTTTTGAAGACAAGGTCAAGGTTGGTATCAAGGCTAGTAAGGATTTTGATATTAAGCGGGTTAAGCTTGAGAAGTCCAAAGCAGAGTAGTTTTACTCTGGCCAGAGTAAACAGCCACGCTTGAGTGTCAGCGTGGTTGTTTCTTTTAACTGACACTTCAAAGGAGTTTGCGATGAACGAATGGATGGAATGTATGTGGTGCAATAATACAGAACTTGATTGCACAATCATAAGGACACCAAGTCCTTATTGCGGTGTAGCACTAACTTGTGTCGAGTGTGTCAAAAAGGAAAACCGCCATCGGAACGGTGCGCCAAAAATACCTCTAAAGGAAGATTACGATAAAGCTAACGGTATCCCCACGGACACTTTTATTGTTTAACCCCCACGAAAGGAGCAAAGCATGAAGAAGATATCTAATAGCCGGGTCGGCTATCACATTCAAACCCGGAGTGAGTTCACAACTCACACTGGATCGATGTATGGGATGAAACTGGGTGACAACGGGTTCGTTGTCTACTCGTATGGACCCCACTGGCCACTAGCAATGTGGAACGGCAGGTTCTGGCTGTTAAACACGGAGCGTTCCAGTGTCACGACTAACCGCCACAACACGATTACCCGTCTGGCATGTCCAGATTGGATAGGTTGTCCAAAAATAGAGCTAGATGCAGCCATAAAGCGCATGCATCGAGAAGTTAGTGCTTGACACTAGCCGGTAATTGTGTTATACTATATATTGTCAGTTGAGTTGCGTTGACTCGACTGACAGTTTGTTTCGGTTGCCTTGTTTATCAGTTTACTCTGCCCAGAGTAAACGCCACTTCT